GAGGAAGTCCTAAAACCTGTTTCCATAACTTGGCAATAGTCTCTTGAGTATTTCGATATTCCGTACCGCTAAAATCATTATTGTCATAAAGACGATTTTCACAGTACCAGTCTCCCGATTCTAAAATCTGCGACTTCGTAAGTATGCCGATGTCCTCTGTATACTTAACGCCATGCCGGTCAGCATACAACAGTATGTCGCCGGAGTTGGCCTGTTCGTGTAATGATTTTACACAATCCTGAGTTATACGCTCGCCTTGCTTATCCCACTGGGGCCCTGAGGTAACGCCGCAAAGATATTTATTCTTTTTCCCGCCGCTGTCTGATTTGATAACAGCATGTTTCTTATTTTCAAAATTGAAAGGAACATAAAGTATTGAGATTCTTTTCAGTGCGGTAGCTTCCAAGTGGTTTATCCTTTTACAAATTAAATAAACATATTTTTAAAAAAGTCAAGCATTTTTTACTAAGCCCCGTGTCTGTACATGGTTATAACATGCTCTGGCTTTTTACGCTCAATCGTATAAACTATTTCACACGAACACCCTATTACCTCGCTCGCCGGTAATGCCGGATAATGCGGATACGGTGCCGATGATCTGCGTTTATTCTTGGCATCATATAGCTCAAAATTCTGGTTGTAATGCAGCTTGACGCCATTTAATTCCTGATGATGTTTCCTCGGATTTTTGGACAGGGCCCGGTTATGCCGCCAGGTCTTATACACGTCGACGTTTTCGTTCTTGGAAAGTATCTGATTGACATAATCGTCTTTCGTCTGATTGACTACCGATCTCATTTCGGTGACTGATATATTTCTAATGTTAGACGGAACTCCTATTGACGGATCGGTCTTCGTGTAATTCTCGAACGTCGATTTTATGCTATCCTGAAATTCCTTGATAGCTTCTGCCTTCATGGTCCCCGCTACGGTTCCTCGTGTCTTCATGTATTTGTCTTGTTTCAATATGTCCCGCAAGTCCTGTGTCAATTTAGCCCTGAGATTGTCGGTCATGACTTTACCGCGTTCGCCTGCCTTTCGTAAATGAACTGACTTATTATACACATCGTCAAGGTCTGGAAGGTTGATAGCCTTTTCTTTATCGGTAACCCGCCGATTCTCTTTCTCGATATTCTCGTTGCTCTGTCTTACTACAGCGCGGGTTATTGACCTTGAGTTTTTATCTATAATCTTTGACATTAAATCCTTCAGGTCTGTAAAATCACCATAACGCTTTTTTAATCTTGATACATGGATTTTAGCCATCTATATCAATTCCCCATTCCCGGAGTTTGTCAATTTCTTCTTGTGTATCATTTAGCACATCAGTAAAGACAGACAGATCGTATGACTCTATTCTCGCTGCATATTCCTTGACCTTCTCGACCGCCTCTTCGATAGTGTTGCCGGTAGCGACAACTGCGCCGACCTCCGGTAATCCTACGTCTTGAGGAACGAAATAATAATTGCCTCCAATGACGGTCAGGTTCCTGAATTTATATTGGTTTTTTAACTCTTCTGGAAACCTAATAGCCTGCCAATTCTTATCGGCCCACTGGCTATGTATGATCAACTCCACGCCGTACTTGTTTTCAACCACTGGATCAACAAGAATACCATCCGCCCCATTCCAGATTATATCAGCCAAGTTCAGGATCATCTCTTGCATAACCTCGCTGGGAGGCGATCCTTGCCGCATACAGGGATCAATCAGGTAAGGCGTCCTGTCTTGTGTTATCCTGATCTCAGAGCTTATAAAATTCCTGTATCTGTATTTTTTAAGAGTATCGGACATCTTATCATTGACCGATGTTATCTCTACGGGTATCTTGCTATACTCATGATAAATCTCAATATAGCTTTTGTCCTTGATTTCAATACCACAGAAACCGCCAGCGGGAAACTGGCCGTCTACAGAATATCCATCATAACCGGATTCTACTGCATCATCTATTGACTCTTCGACGATAAATTCCTTGATGTGCTTTTTGGCTCCGAGCTTCCATTCAAGCTCATCAAGCCGGGGCTCAACCGTCTGATAATCACGCGAGTGAAAAGACTCGGCGTCTCCGCGAGTGATAGACATCTTGACCCACTGGTTGCTATGCTCTTGTAAATAAGCCCGAAGATCATTGAGACCGGTTACTACTTCATAGGGACCGATTGCTATTCCCTGACTTGCCAGATATTTTTTAGAGGCATCTCTGAACAACTCTAGCTCCTCACCCTTACGGCTCCCCCATATCCTTTTACCGCGATTTTCAAGATCAATCTGAATACCTCCACAATGCACGTCCGGAAAAACAAAAAGGTCAACGTCATCAACTATATCATAAAAATCATCGACCCTTTCTATTTCGGGTATCCCTTTTCCAATAAGCATGGCATTTGATTTTGGAAATGAAGATTGCCAGGGGGAATGATAATAAACCTTGCCGAAATATTCAGACAGCTTTATAGCCATACTTACAAAAGTACCAAAATCATAAACCGCTACCGACTTGGTATGATAATCATTCATTATTATTTATTCCTATTGAATCGAAGGTTACATTTAAAACTTTTATGCTTTTTGATTTTAATAAATTTTCAATGTCTAAAAACTGAAAAGGTCTACATGAACATACAACCAGATATCCGCCTTTCAGATGGTCCCAGTAGTCGATTGATATAAAGCTCTCTATGATGGGCTGGATATAAATAAATCCGTCGCCCTTACCGTTGAAAGGGTAATGGAAGACCGCCTCCTCGTGGGCCTTTTCCATCCCTATTGTTTTTATTATTTCATCTACAAGATTCCCGCACGTTACAACATCCATTTCAAACAAGAATGATGCCATTGAAAAATATGTCTTTTCTCCGAGGTCGCTCATCCAAATACCTCATTAAGTAATTTATATTTTAGCTTATTCATATATCTATACTGTTCCGACCTTCGCCTTCATAATTAGGATTAGGATCAAAGTCATTGACGTTACCGAGTTCATTGTTATTGTTCAAATCATAGTCGTAAAACCATGATTCAGGGTCTTTTCTCTTCGACGATCGAGAACCTTTTTCTTTTCTCATTGTTCTTGACTTCCTCTGTGGCTATAATTGTTTCATCAAGTTTTATTTCAGCATCAGGTTTTTCAGTCTCCGATTTTTTAATCATACTTATTGAGTCCGATAGCATTTTACCAACAAATGATAATGCGTCATTGTTTGAGACTCCATACCGTTCAGCTATTAACTTCACATCTTTAATAACAGGATCGGGATTTCCTTTGAAATAGCCAAACAGTTCTTTTTTAAAAGACTCATCGTTCGCTAGTTCTTTTTTAAGCTGCTGCTCTATTGATTTTTTAAGTACGCGGGCCTTGGCTAACATCTCTGATTTTTGTAATGATTTATCCGATAGACCGGCTTCCGATAGGCCGATAGCTATAGCCTGATTTTTATCAGTTACAATTTTACCGGAACTGTCTTTTAATTTCCCGCGCTTAAATTCATTAAGAACTAATGAGACTTTGTCCTGTTGATTTTTCATATTTTTTTTGTAACCTCGTGGATGATATCATCAAGGCTTTTATCGGAGTGATTTTCTATAGTTTCCATTATCTCATCGTACAGAGTCTTGTAATAAGCAGCAAGATCAAGCTCCAGCTCGGCCTGCAAGTCTAAAGATTCATTTACCGTCAGTTTCGGTATTTCCATTCTCTATGAAGTCCTTATATTCTTTTGATATTTTCTGTATTCTTTTCACGGCAGCGGTCCTTGAGAACGCGTCCTTGATACGCATTACAAAAGGTCGCCCACATAGCGAGTCGATCATCTTGGCCTGGATAATGAGAACCTCTTCATACTTTGACACGACTCCATACATGCGCTGGATTTTCTTTTTAAGGTCTGAGTTCTTTTCTTGTTGCGCGAGTGTTTTTTTCATCAAATGCCCCTCATATTCAACGGATTTACTTTTGATCCATCAGGTGCCGCAGCCTGTCCCTGGGGAACGTCAAATGATTTATCTGTGAATGGCTCAAGATTCAAATCATTCTTTCTGATTTCATTCACAGCAAATAAACCTGTATTCATTTTCAGGGCTAATAGCTCCATTTCCTCTTTGTCGTTTTTGGAAACCTGATAATTGACTTTCCAGCCGGGCCCAAAACGGAAGGGTAGTATCTCGCGGTCTATCACGTTCTTGATTATCTGGATGATAGGCTTTATAGCCCGTGAGTGCAGCGTGTCAGCCTGAACCTCTGCCGTAGACCTTCCAGACGTGTCCTCGCTACCTGACAGGTTCATCTCAAGCGGAGTAGCCTGGAATACCATGCCCACAATATTTGTTATATCTTTTTCACGCTCCATTTGTATTTCCATCGTATTCTCACGCGATAGGTCTACAACGGTTGCCTTGTTTCCAGAGAATGTTATGACGGCGTTTTTCTTAGGGGCATTGACTTTCGTTTCAAGTCTCTTTTGATCATCGTGGTTAATAGGCAGATCGATTTCACCAGTCCCGCCGAACGGTGAGTCATTGGTAATGATGATCATTTTCTCAGGAGGCTTTGTTCCATCGGCTTGATCGGCCATAAGTTTGTCGAATAGCAATGTCTCTGCTATTTTGTTTGTAAGAGCTTCAAGGGGAATGAATCCATAAGATCTAGCCGATGTTGGCATGTAATTTGCGTATGCTATTTCATCGGGATAATAAATCAATGGCTCGTCAACATTGTTTGTTATCTGGACAAATGCGGATGATCCACCTACATACTTCTGTTTGAGCGGCATGACAGTTCCGCCGGGAAGTACCCAGAAGTTTTCAAGCCTCTTGTTGACTTCTTGTTTGTACAGCGCAAAAGCACCATGGATCATAAGATCGAAGGTCATCTTCTTGACTGACTCTTCATATCGGTCTTGCTGGTTAGGCTGGAGCAGCCAATCCTTGATCCATTCAGCTTGCTCGACTGTCTGAGATTGTATACGTTTGTACCACCGCATGACTGATGTGTCAAAATTGGATAGGTCTGGAAGAACATCAACGAGATGCTGTTGAATATCTTTCAGCAATAGTGACGCTGCGACCTGGTGAGGAAGGGAACTTGACGCTATAAATTCGCTGTATACTGATTTCTTGTTTTTAAGCTCTTCGTAAATCTTGTCTTCTTCTTCTTTCTCGCCGGTTATCTCAAACTCCATGTTGGCTATGGTATTCATGCGGGACGTGACAACGGAATTAACCGGAGCGCATAGACGGTATATCGCGATACGTTCGTCATACGTCAGATAGAATAATGATTGGTCATAATAGCCGTGGACGCGTTCGCCATATTTCGTCCGGCCACTGATTCCAATTAATTGACTCATCGTATAGACTTGGAGCCCGCGACCGTTTGTCTGATAATTAGCGTTTGGCATATTAGAGGGGTTTAGTGTCTCCTCTAAATCAGCTAAAGATTTATTTACATCATTCTTTTTCCAAGGAAGGTTCATTTTAAAACTCTCCAGTTTATACCGGATTCAGTTCGTTCGACAGTGATGTTTGAATTATAGAGATAATCTTCAATAGCCCTGATTTTAATGTGATCTTTCTCTTTCTGTGCAACAATCAAGTCATTGATTGCATTTTCGATATCAGGTAATATCATGTATTTTTTTAATCACATTATGATTGAAATGTCAAGATTTATTTTAGAGTTTAGAATAATACTGGATAAGACCAGCGAGAGAGTCAACCCCGTCTACGTCTTCGGCTAACTCAAAGTAGCCGGTTATTTGTTCCATGTATTTAAGACAATCGGGGTTCGATAGCATCTTGTTGTTGAAATACAGCCGAGACCAATTCTTTTTACAGTAGTGTTCTATCCTGAAATTCTTATTCTTGAATTGCCATACGGCTTTGACCGGCAATCTTCGACGGGTAAACTCATTAGCAATCACAACTTGAGCTTGGTTGCTCTCGACAACAAGCAACTTACATTCATATTGATTAAATAGTGCCTCTACAAGATCATAGGTCTTGTCAATTGAATCTTTCCATACATATCCGGCAGCTATATATATCTTGCCGTCATATACGCCGCCGATTGAAACCGCACTGTAATCATCACCACCGAAAGCACTATCAAGATACATTATCAATGGAAATGTGACATCAGGCCAATCCGCATACTGTGGATCATCGAAAAGAAGATCATCGGAACTTACATGCCGAAGTTCATAGTTTGCACAGTACAATGACTCTGTATTTCCGGTCTTTAGTTCCTTGATCTTACCCTCAAGGTCCGGGCCCGTGAATCCTTTGATAGGCACCATGCCGATTGAGTATTTATCGGGATCTGGAAGGATCGTCCAGGCATCGTCTTTATGCCAGGGAGTACTAGAAAAATACA